AGGCAGGCCGGGAATGGGCAAAAGTGCTACGATGCTACATTTTGCCCGTGCTGCGGCCGCGTCGGGCGTTCCGGTGTGTGTCTATTCGCTGGAAATGCCCGCCGGGCAGCTGGCCGGGCGTATGCTGGTCGGCAGCTCGGGTGTAGATTCGGGAGCGTTTCGCACCGGCAATGTCGACGGTGCGGGCTGGACGAAGATAGAGAAGGCCGGCGCCACCCTTTCGGGAATGCCTGTTTACCTTAACGATAGCGCCAACATCACGATGGGCGCTATACGCTCGCAATGTAAGGCAATGCACCGCCGGGGACGGTGCGGGATGGTCATTATCGACTACCTGCAACTGCTCGACACGACGACCCGTAATGCGAACAGCACCCGCGAGCGGGAGATCGCCGCCGCCAGTCGTTCAGCGAAACTGCTCGCAAAGGAACTCGATGTTCCGGTTATCTTGTTGTCGCAGTTGTCGCGCAAAGTTGAGGAACGGGCGGATAAAACGCCGCTATTGTCGGACTTGCGCGAATCGGGAGCCATCGAGCAGGACGCCGATATGGTGCTGTTCCTCGACCGTCCGGCAATGTACGGCGCGCAAACAATAGACACGAATCGCTACGGATTAATTTCATCCGACGGGGTGGGGATCATGCACGTCACAAAGAACCGCGAGGGGGCAACGGGGCGGATATACTTTCGCCACAACAAAAGTCTGACCCGAATAACAGACTACGACAGTCCCGCGACGGATGCAATCGGGGAGGCGGGGCCGTTCTAATGCCTTTGCTATTTGAGCGCATGAAAATATCCAAGTGGGACAAGTACCCACAACACGAAAGAAAATCGAAAATTCAGAAACAATATATGAAAAAGCGGATGTTTTACCCGCCATTGCGGGACGAGTTTACAAAATTCGGCGACAAATTCGAGAAAATCGCCCATAACGACGCCAACGGAATATACTGCTACAAGCGCACCACCTCTGACGGGCTGACCTATTACGAGGCGTTCAAAGCCCCCGAAGCGAAAGACGAGGACGGCAACGCCTACGAACGCTATCCGAGTTCTTCCGACTTCGGTTTTAGCACGGCCCTATGTATCCGGGGTGACGAAAGGCACGCCGCTGACAAAATCGCATTCTATATGGCCAACGGTTTCGAGGCGGGGAGGTTCCGTGCATGACTGGCCGACAGGTGCAAATAACCCAAGAAACAACCATTTTTCAACTAATAAAACAACCATGAAGCAGATCAAGATCGACAACCAACACGGTATCGGGCTGACGCTCGACCGCGTAACGACCACGATTGTAGACAGCAACGGCACACACAGGGGTGATGACGAAATTATCCTGTACGTCCCGGACGCAAGCGATTACGACACGGATTTCATACAGGGCAACTGCGCAATGCTGTGTTTTAGCCCTGCCCAAGCCATAAGATTGGCGCGTAGACTATTGAGGCTGGCAGGAAAGGCAAAAAAAAACATAGGCGGATCCACGCCGCCTATGCCCAACCCAAAATCGTAACCATCCTATGAAAGCCACAGGCAAATGTAATTGTGAAACATTAAAAAACAACTAAAACCATGCAAGAGCAAGACAAACAGCGGGGTGTGTACATCCCCGAGTATGAAGAAGAGGACAAGGCATTAGCGAAAGAGTGGGCGCAGGCACTTCCCGACGCCGAGCATCCCGGTTATGTCCCCAAAGATTCGGCCATAAATCCGAATATCCGGTTTTGAACCAATGCAAACTAAACTATTATCGAATATGAAAGCAAAGACAAATAAGCACGAAGAGTATATTAAAGCCCACGCAGCCGCTATTCCCCAACTTGAGGCCGCAATCCAGCAACTGAAAGTGGCGCGCCTGGACGTATCCACCGAAAGCATTGCGGACATTGTGCTGTCTGACAGCAAGGCGATCCGAACACAGGCGAAACGGCTTGCCGCCGAAGACGCGAAGCAGATCAAGATCGTAACGACACGGGAGGAGCTCACGGCGCGAGCAAGTGAGTACATGAATAGCGTCATCGATAATTCACAACAGGCGATCAAAAATGCGCTGCGTGTCGGTGAGGCTGATGCCCTCGACCCTAAGGCATTTATCGTAAGCGGGGATAAGGTCAAATTGTCTACCGACTGGCTGGCCGACCAGCACCAACGGCATACGCTCGAAGTGGCTGTTATGCGCGGGCGTGTACTTCAGCAATGCGAACAGGTGCGCCGTGCGGTTGAGGCATTGAATACTTTGATCGCGGATCACCCGAGTTTCAAGGCTGCGATCCTGCCGGAAGACACGGACTACCGTAGTGTCATTAGGGTATCATACGAAGGTACCATAGAACTCCATCCCGACGCGTTGGATTGCCTCAAAGAATAAGAGAGGGGGATAGTCCCTCTCTCTTATAAGGCATTGTCGAACGAAGCATTGCATTATTCGCAAAGGTAAGGATTATAAACATAATTAGCAAGCGGATAATGGGGAGAAGGGCGGAAGGGCGGCCAACTATCGCCGACTATACGGTATGGACAAATGAACTGAGCCGGGAAGAACTGATGATAATTATACACGGCATACGCAATCATCGGATCAACCAGGCTAAGAGGAAGCTCCAGTTCTTGCGGGCGCATCGCGACAGGCGCCGAGGGTATGGCCGGATAAGAAATAAGCCGCGAAGATAGCGCGAACGGGCTGTCAGCTATGAATGCCGGCAGCCCGTTTTGTTGTTCCGTTATGACAATTCCCCGAATGGCTTTACGCTTCGTACCCCTCGTAATAGTACGACTGTTCGATACCCTTGAAAATCACCTCCCGATCATCCGTGCGGTCGGTCAATGCCTGGCCGAGCAAGGCGCGTAATTCCAGATCATTGATCGGGCTGCGTTCCATAGCCTGCAAATACAAATCCTTATCCACCTTTCGCCAGTCCACAACCTGCATCAATCGTTTTTTCAGCATCATGTCAAGCCAGATACGGGTGGCCCGACCGTTGCCCTCCATGAAGGGGTGGGCAATGTTCATTTCGACGTATTTCGCAATTATTTCCTCAAAGGTTGTTTCCGGCATTTGCTCGATCACCGGGAGGATGGCACCCAGATAAAGGCAATTTGCAAATCGGAAACCACCCTTTGCGATATTCAGCGTCCGGATTTTTCCGGCAAAGTCGTACAACCCACCGAACAAATAGCGGTGAATCTCACAAAGCCCGGCCACGGTTCCGACCTCTATGCGGTCGATGTCCCCCGATTCGAATAGGGCGCGCGCCTGTTCGAGGCTTTGGGCGTCTATTTGGTCTGTTTTCTTTCCCATAATTTATTCTCCCTTCTCCACCTTGATAAGTTTGCCGCAATGCGGGCAATGTATTACACCCTCTTTCGGGGCGGCGAACAACTCCGACACCTCAACACCCAACACGCCCGCAATCTTTTCGAGCAACGGCAACGATGTACTACCATTTGCTGCCCTGCTTAATGTAACCTCCGAAACACCAAATTTTTCGGCCAATTCCTTTTGCGTGGTATTGCACATTTGGCATACCTCCTTGATTCTCAATTTCATTATCGCGTGATGTTAATTGTTTGTACCTGCAAATATACAATAATATAGCACTAAACGATAATTAAGGCCAAAAAAAATACATTTCGTGATAATTTTTTTGTCGATTTATTTTGTTGTTATTATCATTAAATGTATATTTGCAGTAGAGAATTAAAGTTAAACGATAATAACCATGAAAGCAACCTACAACAAATCGAAGATTTTCCGTAACGCTTGGTATCTGAAACGTGCCAACGCCTCGATGTCGTTCTCGGCCTGCCTGAAAAAAGCGTGGCGCAATGAGAAGCTGGCGATGCTGACCGCGAGGATCGAGAACCGCCCGACGGAGCAGCCGAAGGCCACGGAGTACCGCCCCGAGCTGTTGATAGTGCCCGCGGACTATTACGGCAACAGCAGAACCTACTACGGCGACTAAAAAATAGCGAGATTCAACCAAAATCACGATAAAATTATGAAAAAGAACGTAAACACGACGAGTTCCCC